AACATTTGTCATAATATATATTATTATTTTATAATGAGAATTTATCTTCTCTATTTTTTATTCCTTTTAACCCTATTCACTCTATTTCTTCCCTATCTGAAAGAAGGATTTTATTCAAGTTCGCGTGAATATAAAGGCAATCTCTTTGATTCTACAGAATATCCTTGCGTTGGATTACCTTGCATAAAGTAAAGAAGCTTGTCCGCTAACAAACCTTAATAAATTATATCTTTCTTCGGTCAAATACAAGTCATAATTGTAAATATACAACGCATCCTTCTGTGTGGTCCCAATGACCTTTCCTTCTGTATCGCAAATGACACTAAAACTAGAGTCGGGGTCTATCATAGGTAGAATGGTAGAGACATCTAGTTCTATGGTTTTAAATTTACTTAAATTAATAGCTCCCGAAGGCTGTAACTCAAATGGACTTGTATTCAAAGAAAAACTATAGCAATAGAGACTATCGTTAGACATGCCGTTGGAGTTTTTGTATTTTTCAATTAAACTATAAACCCCTGGACTAAAAGCAAATTCTCTATATTTTCCATCAAATAAAATAGAAAGAGAAACTAGAATCTGTTTCACATTTCTAGTAGACAAAAATGGGCTAATGTAATAAGCCGTAGAACTGGTGGTAGGTCTTGAAATGATATCCTGTGTAAAATTTTTACCTGGTCCAATCAATATGTTTTCTATACTATAAGAACTTTCGCCGGGAGCAAACGTCAAATTATCGGGTAATGTATTTTCATATTCCCAGTTTGTATAATTAGACCATTCATTTCGTTTAAATGCATCGCTTCTTCTAAAATTCCACATCCACAACGAAACCATGGCACTTGTCTCTACCCGGATTCGTTTATTCCCTGTAATATTTGTATGCAGCGACTCTTGAATATCTTTAATCAAATAACGTTGCTCATTTAAAGCAAACGTTCTGGCTTCTTCATCGGTTAAAAAAGCATACGTGGTCATCAAATGAATATCCGAGTCCCAAGTAGTAGGTTTGTTTTCATAACTAGAAGCTTCTAAAGTGATATTCGGAGGCTGTTGTAAAAATCGGTACAATGCATGGGACTCCAACGTAAAATTAGGTTGTATGGGATTAAATAAAAATCCCTGTTCTTGTGTAAGAGAAGTATCGCAAATAGTAAATAACTCACGAATGGGTCTTAATTCTAAAGAAATTTGTATTTCTTGGTATTGAAGGCTTACCAAGGGCAACGCCATCTTTACAGAATTCATAAACCAAAAATGAAGAGGTATATAGAGGGTTCTACCGCGAATAGAAGGTTCAATGAGTCCATTGAGATAAAAACTATGAGGATAACGATTGAAACGATTATACGCATTTTCAGGACTGTACAATTCTTTCTCGTGGCCAATCATTTTGTTGAAAAAGTCCTTCTTCTCTGAACTAAAATCTCGGTCTACCATATTTTTCAAATATTCTCCTGAAAATTCTTGAATCGTCTGACCTCCGATAATGACTCTTGCTTTTTTTATCAGATTTGCTCCTATATGAGATATCCAACGAAATTGATAGGGTCTCCAGCAATCCGTTGTAGAGATAGGTGGAACAATAGGACTCCAGATATCCGGTAAATTCATGACCAAAAAAGCATCTAACAAGAGTTCACCTTGTCTCGGTATTTTAAAAGTAAGATGCGTATTCTCGTTTAGTTTTAAACTACGCTGCCCTTCGTAATCAATACGAAATTTTTGCATACCAAAATTTGTATACTTCGCGTAGACTGTTTTAAAAAAAGTTTTGCTTGGATTTCCGTTTAACATGATATTTTGATTTCCATAAGAGATGATATTTAATAATCCACCGCCCATTTTATATCATAAACATAAAAATTTTAAATATAAATATAAATATAACTTATGTCCGAATCCGGAATTATGTCTGAATCTGGAATGAAAAAGTTTTTTAGCAGCGTTACTCAAAAAACTTCTGCGACCACGAGCGCAATGGTGATATTGTTTGTGATTTTATTTTGGATTATGTATTATATCTATTCAACCGTAAAACTGGCTGAATACAACTGCAACGTCATTGGTAAGTATCCCGCTATCAATATGATAGATATACCAGACGATGTATTGACTCTCTCATTAAATAAAACAAGCGTAAAAACGGCGTATAATTGTTGTTGTACCGGTGATTTCAAAAATGATTTTGTGGATACCTGTGCTCTGTTGAATTGCGCGAGACAAGGCGTGCGAGCGTTAGATTTTACCCTTTACTCCTTGCACGGAGAGCCTGTGATTTCTGCATCAACCCTTGTTTCAAAAAAATACAAGGAGATGTACAATAGTCTTCCTTTTTCAAAGACCATGACAAAAGTCAAACAAGTCTTTATGTACGATAGTGCAAATTGTAGTAATATCAAAGACCCCTTGTTTCTTATCTTTCGTATTCAAAGCGCGAATCTAAAATTATACAACAAAATTGGAGAGATTCTTCAGTCTGTATTTGGTCGTTCAAGTACGACAGGAGACTCTATTTACAAAAGTAAATCCATAGAAACCGAACTCATTTCTAATTTGATGGGAAAAGTCATTATCTTTGTAGACATTACAGGATTAAACGGATATGAAAATAGTACACTTTCTAATCTTACCGCATTGCATCTTGGAACCCTGACGAGTCAAATCTATCGGGAAACCGAAGCATATGATGCATTAGAGTCAAATCTACAACCAAATGACCCTAATATAAATATTCTCTATCCTGATTTTGGTAACAAAAGTACAAACTACGATTTTAACACAGTAGGATTAAAACAAAAGTTTCAATTTATCGGATTGAACTTCCAAATGAATGATGTCTATCTAGATGCTTACAATGGAATTTTTAAAAGTTCTATTATAAAAAGCATTGCATAAAATAACCTCTTATAGTATGGAGCAATTACAAGAAGCGATACATTTAAATGAAATCATTCAAAAAAAAAACAAAAAGGATACGTATACCAAACCCAATCTTTTTTTTAGAATTGAAACATTTATTAAAGAGAAGCAACTTATTGGGTATGGAGGTACAGCCATCAATAATGCATTACCCCACGAGTCTAAATTTTATCAAACCGATGATATTCCAGATTATGATTTTTTTTCAACTCATCCAACGGAAGATATAAGAGAATTAGCCGACTTGTTGTCTCCTCATTTTCCTAACGTAGAGGTCAAACCCGCCATGTTTCCAGGTACGTATAAATTATTTGTCAATTATTTACCTTTGGTAGATATGACGCATATAGACGAGGAACTCTTTCATACGCTTCGGACGGACTCTTTTCAAAAAGAGGGTATATGTTATGTACCTTACAATTACCTGCGTATGAGTATGTATCAAGAATTGGCTCGTCCCATGGGAGATATTAGTCGTTGGACCAAAATCTTTCAACGCTTGACTCTTTTGAATAAACATCATCCTTACAGGATTCGTCGTTGTAATGTCCAGCCGAATCTGAAAATACCTGCTTCTATTGTAAAAGACCTAAATCGTCGGGTCAAAGAGTATGTTTGTTTGGGAGATTATACCATGTATTACTGGCAAGAATTGTTCCCTGTCAAATTTCAATACGAACAACAAGACGTACTCTTTCTTTTATCAGAAACCATAGAGGAGATATGGGACAAGCTAAAGGGACTTGACGTCCGATTCACTTTTTATGAAAATAACCTCATTAAACTATATGAAATCTACATTGAAAATTATCCGATATTGTATGTCATTCTTTCGGATTCGTGTTTAAATTACAATTTGTACAAAGGTCGTAAAATCGCAAGTTATGATACGACACTTTATCTCTATTATGCATTGTCCTTTATTCAAGTCAAACACTTGTCTAAACAAAAAATATTGTCTTATTGTTATTTACTCCTTCAAATCAAAGAAGAACATCCATTGATGCGTAGATTTCATATGCCGTGTTATGGTACACAAATTACGCTTGAAGCGATTCGTAAAAAAAGAGAATCTCTCTACAAGAAAAACAAACATTCTACCATCTTTTTTCATTACAGACCAAAGAGTAAAAAAATTGACAAGAATCAAAGAAGAAGAAAATCCCTTAAAGATGGACATGCAGATTGACCAATTGATTCGTGACCTTATTCTGGAAGACCAGTTCAAAGCAAAATATACCAAGCGTCAACGTAGTATATTTTGCAACAACATGTATGAGAAAATCGCAACTTTTATGAAACATCACCAAGATGAACTCAGAGAGTCTGAAAAAAAGGTACAGAAATATAGGAATGCTTATATTGAATTGGCGAAATCCTATGCCGACCTACGAAAGAAGCCACCCGTGTATTTATGGTTGACCTTGATGTATGGCTATCTGTTTTGGTTCATCCTCATGGCCTTTGTCCTTTATTCATAAAAAGTTAAATACTGACGCAATGGCTGTCCTTTAGCCAACCGTATCATTCGGTCTGGCTGAAAGACATATTCTAATAATTCTGCTTTAAAATCTGTATTGGCTTCCTTTGTTTTTTCATAATCCAGGGTTTGTAACAAATGCACCGCGTTTGGATTAGAACACAATTCTGACCATTCTATTTTATCCATGTTTTTTTCTAAGAGAGGTATCGCACTTGGATTCATGGATAACCATAGCCAATTGATTTTTTCGGGGTATTGTTCTAACAGGGGTATGGCGTTCGGATTACCCGACAATACGTCCCAATAGATTTTATCGGGTTCTTTTTCCAATAGAGAGATTGCATTCGGATTGGCCGACAATCTTTCCCAATCTATTTTTTCTGGATGACGTTCCAATAGAGAGATTGCATTCGGATTGGCCGACAATCTTTCCCAATCTATTTTTTCAGGATATTTTTCTAAAAGATGAATCGCACAGGGATTAGACGATAGATAATACCAACATATTTTTTCAGGATAACGTTCCAATAAAGGAATGGCATTTGGATTCTTACAAAGAAGTTCCCACGAAATGAGCTTCTCTATATTATTCTCAATGTAGTCTATTGCGCTTGGATTCACAGACAATCCATACCAGTCCAATTTATCCGGATGTTTTTCTAGTAGATGCATCGCATTTGGATTGGTGGACAACTTAAAAGGTTGTATCTTATCCGGAAGGGTTGAGAAAAGTGTATCTAATAGATGAATCGCATTGGGATTGCCGCACAATAGCCAGAGCCAACGTATTTTATCTAAGTTAGGTTCTAACAAAGAAATGGCATTTGGATTTCCAGATAGCACTTCCCAATCTATTTTCTCTGGGTAACGTAGTTTAAAGACAGGCATGTTACTAACATGAAAAAAGAAGAATAGAATCAATTTTATCCGTAATAAGCTAAGCATTCCTGAAACGATAGATTCAATCGTTTTGCTTGGCTGAAGATTCTGTCTGGGTCCAATATACGTTCTGCTAATTCTAAACGAAATGCTTTATTTGCTTCCTGTGTTTTTTCATAATTCAAACGACAAATCAGGCTTACGGCATTTGGGTTACTGGATAGTTGTCCCCAGTCTATTCTATCGGGGTGTTGTTCTAGTAAATGGATGGCGTTTGGATTGGCCGACAACCATAGCCAAACTATCTTCTCTGGATGTTGTTCTAGTAAATGGATTGCGTTTTTATTTTCAGACAACCATGCCCAAACTATCTTCTCTGGATGTTGTTCAAGTAAATGTATCGCATTTGGATTGACTGACAACCTGTCCCAATATATCTTATCCGGGTTTTGTTCTAGTAAAGGAATGGCTCCTGGGTTGCTAGATAATAAATACCAATCTATCTTCTCTAGGTTTTGTTCCAGTAAAGGAATGGCTCTTGGGTTACTAGATAATATACACCAGGCTATTTTCTCTTGATTTTTTTCTAGTAAATGTATTGCGTTTGGATTGGCCGACAACCATGCCCAGTCTATCTTCTCGAGGTTTTTTTCCAACAAATGTATTGCGTTTTCGTTACCGGATAGAGCCCCCCACTCTATCTTCTCCAGATGTTGTTCTAGTAAATGGATTGCATTTTGGTTACAGGATAGAGCGCTCCACTTTATTTTATCCAGATTTTTCTCCAACAAATGTATCGCGCCTTTATTTTCAGATAACCAGTCCCAATTTATCTTTTCCTTATATTGTTCCAACAAACGTATCGCAAGTGGATTTGTATTGAAGCATAAAGAATCCATGGATATTTCATCTAGGTGTTGAAAGACCGGAGTCGCCATTTTATAAACTAACATCTTTATGAGTGTCTGTCAATTTTTAAGCGATAGATAGGGTGGACAAGTCAATGAAAGAAACAATCGCCAATAAGACGGAAGAAAAGAGAACGGAATAAGCTACTAAACCAATTTTGGAGGTTCCTCCAGCAGGAGTTTTTAAAGATGCTCCAAAAATAACAACTAAAATATTCATAAAGTAAATCTTGACTTTGGTATCGCTAAATAACATAAAAAATAAAGTCGCCAAAATAATAATCTTGTGTTTTTCTTGTAAAGAATAACCTTTTTTTTCTGCCTCTCTAAAACGAACCCGTTTCTTAGGTTCGTCGGGCTCTAAATAAACCGAATTATCTATAGGGGCGTGGCTACGAATCTCTTGTTCGGGTAATTCCATGGAAGCAGGCGGGTTGCTGTCAATGGGTAAATCGTTAATATTGGTTGTATTTTCCATATACACATAGTCCGGATACAAAAACGGCGCTTTTTACTTATTTACTAAATATCTATAATGGTTTTTTCTGTACTACAGGTTTCCATCTGTTCTTTAGGCTCATAACATTTCTTGTTGTAGCGAACGAATTTTTTTTTGTCAAAAGAAGGTGCTTGATAGACGATACAGCTTCTAGAGTCGCAGCTCATTTTAAACAGAGTAGATAGACCTAAACCTAAAAGAATGGAGACAAGAATGATACCTGGACGACTATTCAAAAACTTTCGGATTTTGAACATATACACTCTATCTATATTTTAGATTTAGATTTCATCAAGATAGCCGTCACAGGTATATGGTCCGACCCATATAGATTTAATCCTTCTTCTACGTGAGAAGGTACATATTCACAGGTTTCAGAAGGTGCCCGCACAAATCCCTTGGTTAAAATATTGTCCAGATTCATTTTTTTTTCTATAAAATAGGTATCGCAATGATTATGTACAGTAAATCCAGGCAAATCATATAATTTAGATTTCTTTTTATAATTCTGATTGAAATCGCCGGCTAAAATCACATGGCTAGACTCCAATGGAATGCAACTCAATTGTTTAATTCTTTTCTCATACGATATATCGTCTAAATGTACGTTGAAAAGATGCAGATTATCTACTTTCACATAAAGTCCATGGTCAAAAGGGGTTTCTTTCCATTTCGTGCATAGATTCTTTTTCACCAACGTGAGATTTCCGGATTCACTATTTTTTTTGTACCATTGAATAGGATGCAATCTAGAGAAATGATAGATTGTATTGAATTCATCGTAGAGAAGACGGTATTCTATCGGCATCACCTCTTGCAAAAAGACAATGTCCGCGGCCTGTTCTTTTAATTTATCTACAATGATTTTACTGCGACTTTTCCTTTGAAACAAAGTCTGGTCTTTTACGGTAGGGTAATAACTTTTTTTTATCCATTCTGATGCTAGAATATTCCATGTCAAGACTTTCATCTATACTCTAGATGCTTATTTTTGAAATTGAATATTGTGTATTTTTGTCACATCCAAAGGACATTTGACTTCTTTCAAATCATACGAAAAACACGAACCCGTTTTATCACGATATTGATATTGGTCTTTGTTGTCTGGTGTAGGATACATCACAATGACCTTTTTATAATCATCCGAAATATAAATGTAAAACAATCCAATCGCCAAACTTATCAAAAAATAGCGTAAATCTATTCCCATATACTGTTAAGATATTTTTATTAGGGTCAAGGGTTCGTAGAGTTGGGTGAGACGATATTCTAACTCTTTGTGTTCTATTTCGTAAGCAATCACTTGACTTGTTGGATTCACCAGCTGCGCGGACAATTCTTTCATTTGTAGGTAGCTCGTTTTCTTATCTTCTAATTCTAAATACTTATGCACATCTAATAAACCTTTCAATTGGTCTTTGATTTCATCCTGCTTCTTTTGTAGAGCAAATACTCTTTTTTGTTTTTCAGCGATGATTTTATCTCGCGATTTGTTCATTTTCAAGATGGTCTTTTCTAGTACATCAAACGTATCTAAATCGCTAGACAAATCATAACAAAAATCCAATTTAAGAGTGATAAATTCTTCTTCTACATCTCGTATTTTTCGGGTAAGTTCCTTGATCACTTCGTCTTCTGTCCAGTATTCCCCTCGTTCAAAGTCGGGAGGTTTTATACTCCATCTGATATATTCTTTCTTAAGACGTGATAAATCTTTGTCTCCAGAGTCGGACATTTTTTTGAGTTTCTTAGAATATTTGACTTGTTGTTCTTTTCTATCTCTGTAATAATCCTCCATATAGCTTATTTGGATAAAAAAGGAATCCCAGTATACTCTTGATCTTTGATTCGTTGATAATAATTTAATTTAGATAGAATGTATTGTTTCTTTTTACGTTCTCGGATAATTTGAGCCGAGACATCCTGTTTACCTTTGTAGTGAATCCATAAAAATAGACCTATAAAGGAAAAAAGGAACACAAATCCTATGACATTGACATAAAAGCTGTCTCGTTGAAATTTATTCTGTCGACTATTCTTTAATTCATACTGTAAGATGGAATGAATCGTCGGTTCCACTAAAGATGGATACATATAATATAAGGGGTAATATTCTAAAAAATATAATTGTATAATAAAATGGATAGTTCTAATCTAGTCAATGCAAGCATTATTATGTATGTATCGTTTACCTTTGTTTTCTTTGTGCTTAAATTTCGGTTTTTCCCACAAAACGGATATGTTTGGATACTTATCTTTCTCGCCGTCAGTTGTGTTTTTCAAACTGTACAAAACATGAATCTTACAGCTCAGCCAGGGGTTTGTGGAAAACCAGACTTAAAGATGGCTCTTTATTCTACCTTGTTTCCATGGCTTATTGTATTTGGCACGTTTACCTTGTTAATGATAACTCTTCCAGGATGGACCCGTGTATTTTCAAATACATTTGGACTATTTGCTGCAGAAGCCTATGGTCTAAAAGAAATCCTCAACCGAATTTTTCTAAAACCTGCAAACCCTGGAACCGACTATGCCCATATGCAAATGATAGACAATATTTACAGTGACCGTATGGCGCTTGTCCTAGAACTGGATATAGAAAATGTAGTGGAAGGCGAGAAACTGATATTTCCTTCTTTTGAACAATTGGTAAAAATGAAAATCGTGGAAGAACCAGGTGAAGAAAAGAAAGAGGATGTGAAGAATTTATATTATGCTCTTTTGTTAAAAGATAATGTCGGATATTTCTTTTGGTTTTTACTCATTGGTATTTTCTGTATCTTGGTCAGTACAAATACACTACTGTCCTCCAATTGTAGCCCGGACCTTAAAAAAAATTATGGTGAGATTTTTAAATCATAAACAAGGTACTGTATCGTATATGAATAAAATACAAGACTACAAAATAAGAAAAAATAGCAAGTAAAATACTCACAAGCCACAAAGGAAGTATGGTGGTATGTTTATACCCCACGCCAAAAGAACGGAGTCCTTTTTTAGATTCATCGTAGATGATTCCTGGTTTTAACCATATCAGAATACAGTAACATATAAAATAAACCATAAGTATCATAAACAAACGGTTCCCGTCAAACATTTTAATATAGAACAATACATTTTTTTCATGATTCATGAATAATATTCATCTCCGTCAAATCCTTCTAGATTATCTCCGTCGTCTACACCATAGGTTCCATAAATTTCATCAGGAACATCCATCCCTTCGGTGATTTTCTTTGCTTCTATCAATACGTCGCCGTATTTTTCTTTGTCGTATTTGAATAGACTTTTATCTAGACCTACTCCCCATTCACCCAGTTTTAAATCTTTCATGGCATTTTGAGCCTTTCTGGCGTCTTTGGTAAGTTGTTTCAGTCTATCGGTTTTGAGTTCGGTTTCTGACTTCTTTGCCATATCCGATAGAAAGTCAATCTGTTTTTTGTCAAAATTAAGAGCCATCTTATCTTCGTCTAAGAAGATACCCACTACGGTTTTTACATAATCCATCAGTCCCTTTTCAGCCAAGTCGTGAAAGATAGAAACATAAATATAACAGTAGAGGGTGTATTTCATCGGTATGGTGCATGAAGTATGTAACCATCTTTTATAATCTTCTAGATTGATTTCTTTGAACTTCATTTTCCATGTATCGTTTTCATAAAAATTGGAAAGATTTTCATCGTATTGTCTCATAAATTCTATAATATTATCCACGTGTCTTTCATCTAACTTCCAATGTCTGGGCAAGTCTCTCGGAGCATGCGCATTGTTGTATATCTTTTCAGGAAACACCTGTAATAGATTTTGTATTTTGTTGTACAAGATACGAGACATGGTTTCTTTGTGTTCTAGGCCTTTGGGTAAAAAATCGTTTTGTTTTTCTTCACGAAACAGTGTGTAAAATTGAAAACATTGTTGAAACCGTTTTCTCTCCGTTCGGTCTCGTGCTTTGGACAGAAGAGTCTTCATCATGCCCTCAATACTTACAATAGAAAAATCATATAAATCTTTCTCGTTCTTCTCTTGAAGCATGCGGTCTACCTTGTGGGTTCCTACATTCTCTTCCACCAACACTCGTCCTTTTCTTCGTTCAAAAATGGATGCATTGTCTCGTAACATAGAGACAAATTTTTCTTCGCTGATGGGTATCTGTTTTAACAGGTCAAACTTCTTTTCAAAGGGGTCGTTCTTCTTGTATTCCGCCGGTTTTATCACTTCCTTGTATTTTTTCAATTTATTAGGAACTTCACTATCTGTATCTAAAAGAAACATCTTGATAACCGCCCGATAAATCGTTTTTTCATCAAACATAGATGGAATCTTGGAAGGAGGAATCTTTGTATTTATAGGACAGTACATATGATAAGGCATATCCCGTTGTTTTCGTCTGTTTTCTCTTTTGAGTACTTCGTACAACTCGTTCAGGGTAGGTGCCAATTTTGCATTTTCTACTAAATAATCATACACATCATTGTTGGTTTGACAACATGTATTAATGAGATAGGGCTCCTGTGCTTGATTTGTCAAGATAGCGGATTGGGTAGAGACAAATTCATGGATTCGCTGTTGTAATAAAAGGGATAATCCTATTGCACGGTCCTGGAGAGAAGCGGATAGTTCTAGAACCACTTGAATCGGAGTGAGTCTTGGATAAAACAAAGTCCATACTGGAAACTCTTCTCTTTTTTCTTGTACTTCCAATTTTGCAGAGAGACGTTCGCGGACCTCTTGAATGGGGAGTACGTATTTTTGTATAAATAATTCGGCCATCTCTAACAACTTTTCTACTTTCACTTGACTCATACTATTCCAAGGCTCGTTGAGTTTAGGCATTTTTGCAACGATACAACAGACAAATTCAAGTCCCTTTTTACTGGAAGCATTCAACGGAAACCCTTTGAGCGATTTAGGACAATCTGGAAAAGGCTTAGACAAACGTACTTTTCCTTCCAACGTCTGACCGTAGATTAAACTGTGTGAAAGAATAGAATAAATGTAAATTTGATTTTGTTCGCGTGTTTTCTTTTTATCCCCCGAGGCTAACAAGAAAGACTTTTCTACATTGGAAAGAATATCTCCCAAAACATCCTCTTCTGGAACCAGTCCCATGAGATTTAAAAAAGTTTTCAATGCATTTCGCACGGGCGTTGAATGTTCTACTTCGGCATAATCCTGTTCTTTTTCTACCACCGAATGAAAAATATCACGAAAGCCTTGGTCGTTAAAATCTTCCTCTTCGTCAAATTGAATTTGTTTGATGGGAAATCCGCTATATTTGTCTACGTAAAAATCATGATTGTCGCTCAATTCACCTTGGCGGTCGCAAATGAGTTGTAGTGTTTCTGGATAAGTATTGCTCTTCAAAAAGGCATCGGCAAGTTCCATAAAAAACATGGGCAAAAGCTTTGTTCCTGTCTCTAGACAATAAAACCAATAAACATCTTCACCTGTCTTTGTATATTGTTGAACGAATAGTTGAATTGCTTTGTATTTGTTTTCTAGAATCATTTCCTGTAAAATTCGGTTTCTTAACGATAGGTAGGGGGATTGCTTTACTTCAACAAGTTCTTTCTGAAGTTCCACTTCATAGTAATGATATTTTTCTGTATGATATTTCATTTTTTCTTTCAGCCAGGCGAGTTTGGCTTTTTCCAAGGATAGTTTATGAGATTCATCCTCCAATTTCATTTTTTGAATAGCCTGCGACCGTAGTTTTTCAGATTCAAATGCATGAATCATTTCTTGCACTTTTTTTTGGAAAGATTCTTCGTTGTATTTGAAATCTTTAATTTTGTAAAATTTTTTCGCTTGCACGTCTTCGGTAAGGTCCGACCACTCTTCTCCAGTCCAGCGATATTTTTTACCCGAGGATTGGACAAAACACACCTGTCCCTTCATGATTCGGTTCTTCAGTAAAAAATCTTGAATATACGGTACCAGGTCTTTCTCAAATTGGTTTGGTATTTCTTTTTCACCCAAATCTTTGATTTGGTTTAACTTTATTTTTACCTCATCTAAAGTGAGGGGTGAACTCTTCTCCTGTAACAATTTACGATACAACTCCTCGTCTGCACTCACGAATTTTGTACCTCTTGGAATATCTTGTAACACAAACTTGTATTGGTCACTCGCTCGCTGTTGTTCATTTTCATACACCTTGTGTACCCTTTCTTCAGGGTCTTTGTCAAACGCATTTTTGATTTCATCTACCAATCGTACCATCTCTTCGTCCGAGACAACTTGTTGTAAAAGAGCGTGTTTTCTTAAATACTGAATGATATAAAAATGAAAACTATCAAACATACCTTCTTTCCAAAATTCACTGGTCGTGTAATACGCCTTCTCGTTACGAGGACCTAATCCATAGTCTTTTTGTAAAATACGATGCAGTTCGTGGTTCTCACGTGTAAAAAGCTCGGGCTTTTTGCGAAGAGATTGTTTCTTCTCTTTCTGTCTTTCTTCAATATACTTGATGATGTTCATTCTCAAAGTCTCCAACACTTCCCTGTACGTATCCGCGTTCATTTCATCTATATGAAGTATTTCCAATTCATACAAGGCTTGATACATATTCAAGAAATCTTTATGAACATAACAATCCACAAAAGAGGTAAAAGAAGGAATTAGTTTTTCAACATATTCTTGAAACGTGGTACATTCGTTTTTGTACCAGGTCATTCGGTCCGACTCTGTACATTCTGCACGGTAGGCTTCGTTCACGGATACCACGCGTAAGTTGTCACTGGATGTACGAAAAAACATATCAAAATAGGGAACCGACTGTTGCACTTTGGACAAGAGAGTTCCACTTTTACGGGTATAGAGAGAAAGCGCATGTGGTTGCAACACAAAAGAATCGGTGACAAAGGCTTCGTTCACCTTGTATTTTGCTAACGGTTTGAGCAAATAGACTTCTCGGTTGTGCGTAGGATAAAAATCATGTTCGGTATGATTCTTTTTGATGTCATAGGATTGTACCACTTTTGCTTCTTTCGCGATAAATTCTTCGTAAGGCATTTGTTTGATGGTTTCTTGGATATACATCTCATAAGTGCTCACAGGCTCGTCATACCTAAAATAATAATCAGGCACAGGTCCAAGCTGTCGTTTT